TCTTCTTTTTATTTCGTCATAGAAGTTATTTGCCCATATATAATGAGACACTGGTCCTGGATGATTGTCTCTTGCATAAATAGTTTTAGTATTTAACTTAAAATCAGCAAGCAACTCAGATAGTAACGATGCACTATTGTGATTTGTAACTTCTACAAAAGAATCTTTAAAAAGGTTGGTCTTCTTAATATTAAGTTGATCTACTCCATCCCAATTGCCCCAAACCAACTCTACCCCTATTGTTTTGCAAAGTTGTACAAAGTTTTCCCAAATCTTTGCCCAAGCAGCAAAAGAAGTTAGGTATTCTTCTGGACTTGTAGTCCGATCTTGATTTAATTTTTGAGCCTCTACCTGATAGGAAAATATATTCTCTTCTTTTAAAAACTTGTACTGTCTTTCAATGTTGGGATGCAGCACAACAAATATATCTGGCTTTCCATATCTTTTAATATATTCTAAAAAGTTATTGATTATTTGATGGTGACCATTTCCTGCATGAGCAAGATTAAAATATCCATCAACAGTTTTTTCTTCAGATAACTTTTTATATAGTATATGACTCCATGTATCTTCTTTCTTTATTCCAATACCCTCACTTACTGAGCAGCCAGAAAATAGAATGTGAATCCCCTCGTGAGAAGTTTTAAAGTGGTCACAACGAAACAGGTCTGAGTTTAAAGCATACTCAATAGACCAATCTTCTCTTCCTTTTTCAATTAGTTCATGACCAAAAGTATCTAAAATATAGTATCCATCTTTTTCCTCGTAGGTCTTATTGCCCATTGTAAAGTCCTGCAATGTTTTAATATATTGCTCTTTTGTTAGAGTATATCTAGATGGTGGTAGCCCAAATTCCCCTATGCAAAGTAATTCTTTTAGGTTTTCTGGTTTTTTAAAAACAAGACCGTTCAACTATCTTTCAGCCTTTGGCTTTAACTGAGTTGTTTTGTTAAAATAGCGCTCAATCTTTGCCTTAATAGTCCCATCTTTACGCATCTTTACAATCCAACCATCTTTGATCTGAGTATCATTAAATGATCCTGCTTTTTTCTTTGGCATCACTTTTCCGTTCTATAGGTATTAGTAGTTGATCTTGTATAATCTTTTCCAAAATCAGCAAACAATGCTTTATTCTTTTCACTTTCAACAATTCTTCTTGACCAAGAGAAACCTGCATCTCCGCCCCATGCTAGCCACATGATGTATCCGTTAGAAGGGTTGGCTGTATTTGCCCAGTCCTTACCCTTTTTATCTACTTCGTGGCGTGAGAAGTATGAATACATTCTCTTAACAGTACTAAGAGATAACGATTCTCCTCTTGCCAGTTGTCCTGCACGAGTCCAACCAACAGATGTTCCTGCACCCTTTGCCTTACCTTGTTCCTTAAACTTAATTGCACGACGTGCTGCAGAACGTGCTCCTGCTGGTGGCGAGTATCCATCTGCTTTAGCAACTGAATCTGTTTCATATTCAACAGTATCATCATCTTCCCATAAGTCATCTGCTTTTGCTGCTGGAACACAATTAGGAACTTTCTTTCCATTTTTGCCTGGCTTCATACCACGTTGAACATATCCATCCCAGCATGGTGCCTGCTTATTTAAATCTGGACAGCAGTCGCTCTTCATTCCTTCTGACTGACAAACAGGACAGTTTTCGCAATTTACATTTAGGGCTTTGCATGTTTCACAGTCGCAGCCTTGATATGTTGCTGTTGGCATAATTGGATTTTCTGCCTTACCAACTGATGCATCATACATTCCCATTGCCACTTCTTCTGCAGTTGGTTCTTGTGGTAGTGGATCAATAGCAACCATAAGTGACATCATGCATCCTGTGTATAGGTTTGTTGCTTCCCACAATCCACTCTCTTCTTGTTCAAATAATTGAATCAATACTGCTGGATTTTCTATAGTTGCCTCAAGTGAGTATTCTCCACCAGGCACACCTAGCATACCTTCACGCATAACATGAACTACTTGACCAATATGGACCTCTTCATCAGATCCGTGTGCTGTCATGGCAAAATCGCCTTCTTTTAAGTTTGGCATTGCTTTACCTATATTTCCTTCACTGCGATTTATTGCATATATTTGTGCTGCTGCTTCAGATCTTGTTTTATGGCATCCCATTACTTCTCCACCCTCTTTTACAGCGGGGTATCCTGAGCAACCGTAACTTCCCTTAGCACCTACACGATATGGCATACTAATTATTATACCATCTTTCTATGCTTCCCCTCATGGATTCGAACCACGATGACCACCTCCAAAGGGTGGCGTATTGCCGTTATACGAAGGGGAATTAGTAGGGCAGGTTGGACTTGAACCAACGACAACCACCTTATAAGAGTGGTGCTCTAACCAACTGAACTACTGCCCTTTAATAGTACACCAGATAATATTTTCTTGTAGTTCTTGATGTGTTTCCCAAAAATCTTCATCATTAGAATCATCAAGGCACTTCATGCAAGTTTTAATACTGGCCTCATTATAGTCAAAGTAATCAGATCTCATTAGTCTTGATCTACTTTATATGTCATTGCAATGTAGCAGGCTAGGTATCCCAAAAAAAATGCTGGAATAAGTAGTAATGAATGTATCATGGCTCTCCTTTGTTATATAAACAGTATACACCAAGAAGTTTATGCAGTCAACCTATTATGGGTTCTTATCCTATGACAGTTAGCACAGACAACTTCACACTTGGCTATTTCTTTTTTGATTGCTGCCCAAGAAAAACCATCATGAATCATTCTAGATATATTGTACTTCTTATCTCTTAAATGATCAAAATCTAATATAATATGATTATTAATCCCGCAATCCACACAACCAGATGCTTCTTTTATTTCAGCAAGTTTTCTTTTATACTCTTGCTTATTATAGTGGTCTAACTCTTTGTTAGTCATTGATATTATTATACCGCTAAATATTAAGAGCCCCACGTAGGCGATTCAAGCACTATGGCCCAGGTCGTATAGAATAGGTAACTAATCCATCCCAAGGTCCTACGTGAGGCATGCCAGGTATTTAATGTCGCTGTCTCCCCCGACACTTATATTGTACTACCGAATTTCGATAGTTTTTGGTTTCTTTTCTTCAGGAACAATGCGATCAATATCAACATGAAGCATACCGTCCTTTAGTTCTGCACCAGTTACTTCCATGTATTCACCAAGCGCAAAAGATCTTACAAACTTTCTGCTTGCAATACCCTTATGAACCACTTCAGCATCTGTTACTTCTACAATCTCACCCTTGATAATTAGACTTCCATTATCTACTGAGATATCAATATCATCTCTTGTAAACCCTGCAATTGCAAGAGATAGCCTGTATGTATCTTCATCTAGTTTAAGAAGATCATATGGAGGATATGATTGTGAATTGATTTTATGTGCATGATTTAGGCGATTCAACTCTCTGTTGAAGCCAATAAAAAAAGGATCATTGAAAAGATCCATAGCGAACGTACTTACCATTTTATTCCCCTTTCAAGCGAATAATTTATTTTACCCCCCTAATGGGCAGGTAATTATATTATACCAGAAGTTGTTTAAAAAGCCAATCCCCATCTGTGCGTGAGGGGTTGTATGTTTCCATATCATACTCTGGGAATATTTTTGCAACCTCAGAAGCCACTTCTTGTGAGACTATAGTTTTCCAAAGGTGTGGGTCACCAAGAAAAACTATACCGTCCTTATACTTCTTCTTGCTTTTTGAAATATCTTTAAGGACCACTTTTGCCCCAACATAATTGCTAAGTCTATCCAGTTCTTCAGCATCTCCCAAGACTAACCTATCGAAACTAAAGCATTCTCCATGCTTAGACCAATCAGAGGTGATCTCTCTATAACTTGCAAACTGCCTACTACCAATATAAGATAAAAACTGTTCAGAGTTTGGTGTCATTGTTTTAAATAAATCTGAATTAAACATTTTGTTATCTGGCCAATCAGGTGAAAATCCTCTATTATGCATAAATAAAATAGAAAGGGCCTGACCTATTGGATGTCTCTCAGTTGTGATTATCTTATTTGATTTAGCAAAATCCAAGAGTTCTGGATATTTATCGTGTGCATGAACTCCAATAACAGAACTTGATCTATTCTTAATAGTTGGATGATCCCAAAACGTGTCATCGTACTTTGTAAATCTTGCGGTATATGAGTGTGTTGCAATGGCTATTGAATCTACGAGTAAGTGTGTGCCACATCTAGGTGGTGTTGATATAAAGAAACCAGGCATTTAATAAGTATACCAGAAAACACCTATGGTATAATTATTATGAGCAAAGGAAGTGGCATGGACCAGCAAAGAATTGAAAACGCTAAGAGAGGCGTTACTGTTGACCAACATGGTAGGGAGTTTAAATTTACATCCCCATTTCCAGGAATGCATATATATGATAATGTGTGGCCTGACTCAATGGATTTTTTTAATAAAACATTAACAAAAGAGTTTTGGGAAGAAAATAAAGATAAGCCTGGGTATAAGCCTTGGGTAAGAGAAGATTTTTTTGATAATATAGAGTATACAAAAGAAAATGGAAAGCAGTCGGATACATGCTGGGTATATAATTATCCAGAAGCAAATCTAGCATTTGGTGGCCCAATTAACTCTTATCTATATCACTGGAATTTAGATCCTAAGAGTAGAGAAAGCCTACGCATATCTAGGTTTTCAAATGGTGAGTTCTTTGGTGCACACTCTGATGATACATTAGCAACTCCAAGAACAGTATCAATGGTATATTATCCAAATGATGATTACGAAGGCGGAGAGTTAGAGTTTATTCATTTTGGTGTAACAGTAAAACCAAAAGCGGGACAACTATATGTCTTCCCATCTGCATATTCGTACGAACATAAGATTTTAGAAATAAAAGAAGGAAATCCTAGATGGACTGTTGTTTCATTCTTATATTTTGGTGATCAAAAAGAAACTCAAGCAAGAAGAGATGGTTTGGGTTTTCCATACAAACCAGTATTTACTGACCTTTTTAATATATAAAAAAATAGGCTAAGAGTTTTTATTCTCCTAGCCTATTTCTCTTTATATTACTTCTTCTTTGGCGCAGCCTTCTTACGTGCTGGTGCCTTCTTAACAGTTGCCTTCTTTACTACAGCATCAACTTCTGCTGCTTCTGGCAAGCGACCAAACGCTGTGTCATTTGGATTGATTGCTCTCAATGCTACTGGTGCAAGTGCTGCCAATAGTGAGTATGCAAGTGTCTTAGGATCTGTGACCCCAGACATGTATAGTGCAAGTCCTGCACCAAGAACTGATCGTCCGTATGATGCTAGTAGTGCCTTTAGTTGTTCATTCATATTATTCCTCCTAGGATATGATTCGTGTTAGTGTTGTAAAGCCAATCCATAGACCAATAATTCCTGCGACTCCCGCAAAAACTGGTGGTGCTGGTACTGGCAATTTGAATGCTGCGAACACGACACCGCACCCAAAACCTGTTAGTGTTGATAGTATAAC